GGAGGTATCTTTAAATGGCAATCCAACCAGAACCGTTTTGAACTACGTAACTGGAATGACACAGGTTGGGGAAGTATCGCATTAGACACGCTAGATGCGACTACAGTAAAAACAGTAAACTATGTAAATACTTCATCTAGGGAACTTAAAACAGAAATCCAACCTTTAGAAGAAGACGCACTACAGATTATTCTTGATTCAGAAGTCTGCTCGTATATGATGAAAGCTAACCCAGAATTAGGAAGGAGAGTAGGTTTAATAGCCGAGGATTCCCATGAACTGGTACAAGAGCTTGGAGGTAAAGGGGTTAATGGCTACACAATGAACTCATTATCTTGGAGAGCGATTCAGCAGCTAGACGCAAAAATAAACGCAATACTAGCAAGACAATATAAAACACTATAAGGGAGAAATGACAATGGTATATCAAACAATGTTCGAAGAATTATTAGTAGCTCAAGGTTTTGACGGGTTAGTAACTGACCACAAAAATAAACTAGCACAGACTCTAGCAGATAGATACAAATTATCTATTTTTGATATTACACCTGCGTTTATCTTAGAGCATCACAAGAAATTAAAGATGCAATTACTAGATGAGACTTGCGAGAACGCTATTAAAAATGGTTTCACTTCTGTAAACGGGCATAAATATCGTTTGAATGATGGCGACCAGATTAATTTCTTAGGTCAAAAAGATTACCTTCGAGACGAGCCGGATGTAACTAACGTATTGTGGAGAACAGAAGATGCAGGGTATGTTGACCATACTAGAGAAGACTGGATGGTTGTTCAAAAAGAAGCATTCAACCATAAGTTAACACAACTTACGAAGTATAATACATACGTTCAGAAAATTAAAAATGCTGTAACAGATAAAGAAGTGTACAACACGAACTGGGAGAACTAGTTAATTCATAGGAGGAAAACAAATGAATACACAACAACCACAAGGTAAACCGATAAACCCTAACTTCATAATGAAGGAGCAATACCAAACTATACATGTGTTAACTGACGAGGTTATCCAACTTAGAGCCTACGTTTCTCAATTAGAAGAAGAGAACCTACAGTTACGCGCAGCCGTACCCGAAGAAGTAGAAAATAAAGAATAGGAGGTCTTAAGATATGACAACTGGAGAAATTCTACCAGCAGACGTTATATTCTATAGACCAACTAGTTTCATAGGTAGGGTGATTAGTTTTTTTACTAAATCACCCTATAGTCATGTTGCTCTTGCTATAGACTCCAATACTCTAATCGAGGCTAACAGGTTTATAAAGACTAGAGTTGTACCTATAGAATATGATAAAAATATTACGCATGTCTATCGATTAACTGACATAACCCCGGAGGAACGAGAAGAAATCGTTGCTATTGCGAAAAGTTTTGAAGGTTCTGACTATGACTATGCTCAGATATTTGAAATGCTATTCCGTATCGTGTTCAACATCAAACGAACTATATTTAACAACCAAAGTAAACTTACATGTTCCGAGATAGTAGATAAATCGTTTTACATAGCTGGTATTGATAGAAAAGATGCGGAAAATCTTTACGATGTCACTCCAGAAGAATTATTACATAAGTATAAATTAAATAGAATTATTTGAGACGGGATATTTACTCCTGTCTTTTCTTGCTATACTAATAGTTATTTTCATTCTAAATACTATATTAATAGTAGAGTGTTTAGAATCAAGATAACTATGGAAGAACGGAGGAACGCACATGACAATAGCTGATGGTCGTAACAGATTACAGAAGATTGCGTTCAGTGTTGGCGGTAGAACATTTAAGTTCGCTCTCAACCCAGAGAACATGAATCACAACATGCCTCACCGTACTACGGCATTAAAAACAAAGAGTCGTATTATCATTGAGGATTTCCAAGCTGATATCCCTACTATAACTATCTCCGGTACAACAGGTTTTAACCCTACTGGACGAGCAGAAGACAGAGGGGTAACGAAGATTAAAGAAATGAAAGCGTTTATTGAGGACTACGCGAAGACTGGTGGTAATGGTAAAACATCCGCACAGGATTTTTATTTCCATAACTTTACAAATGATGAGAGCTTTGTAGTTCACTTGGCTCCAGAGGGTATTTCTGTTACACAGGATGCAAACGCTCCATTGCTGTACAGATACGAAATTAAACTAATCATCATTCGTAAATCATCAGACCCAGCGGATGCAGACGTAATTAACCCAGAGATAGGTAATAGATTCCCTTCACTACCTAATACTGGTAACTACAGACCATCCCCGACATATCCGAACTTACCAACTCCTTTACCAAACAGACCCGGCTCAGAGTGGGACATCCCAACAAAAACTCCGAACAGTGGTGTAGGCAACGATATCTACAATAAAGGCACAGGAGGCTCATACAACCCGAATAAAGATGGAACAGTACTAAACCCCCAATCACCATCTAAAGGCGTGTATCAGTACGGTATGGAAGGATTAGGATTCAATATAGGTTATTACGGAAGGTGGGCATAAAATGATACAACCAAAACCAGCTACATTAGTATGGTTTATCTCTACCGTAACAGTATTACCAGATGGTACCATTCCGTTTAATACAATGAATGAGGCACCGATGTACGTATCTCAATTGTACAAGCCTACATTTAGTCTTTCTTCTGTAGCAAGACTTGTATTAGACAAGATAGACCAGAATCAAATTCCTACTGTTGACATCGAGATAGACCCGAGAACACTGGTAAGACAGATAATGGAAAGTGATTTAGCTACGTACAACCCGCGTATGTACACGTTGGCTACATCAGTAGTATTAGAATCCTTTTCATTATTATACAGTATTGAAGAAGAAAGTACAAACTTACAGTACATATCTAAAAAGGACTTCCAAAGAATCCGGGATAATGTAAACTACATTGCTGATTACTTTAGTACAGTTCGTCGATATAGAAAGATTATAGAAGCGCTAAGAATAACAGACGTATCTCTAGGTTACATAGAGAACCAGATAGATGTAATTCTAACAGATAGAATAGAGGTGAGATAGTGGTTAAATACGTAAAGAAAATCATCGCATCAGGGGATACATTGCAGTCCATCGCGCAACATCATTTAGGTGATTCGAATAGATGGAGAGAGTTAGCGAAGTTTAATGACCTTAGATACCCTTACATCGTTGATACGGTATCAGAAAAGTTAACGAATCCTTCCCACCTTGTTACAACAGGTGACACAATTATGTTCCGTTCCAACGAAGATTCTGATGGTGAACTTATAGCAAACTTAAAAAATAGTTCAGCATATGACCAAGAGGAGATATACGCTCTCACATTAGGTAAGGATTTAAATGTGTTGCCGCAGCCTCGTAACATTGGTTCGCCCGGATGGGACGCAGAAATACTAGAAATGAAGGATAACAATAAAGGTGACCTTGCTACCTTACGTGGTATTGAGAACTTGAAACAATCCCTATTAACTCGTATTCTCACACCAGTAGGAAGCTATCTTAACCATCCTAGATACGGCTCTTACGTGAGTGAATACTTAGGTAAAAAAAATACAGAGGAAAATGCTACATTATTAGTAGTGGAGTTAGAAAGAGCGATTCGAACAGATGGTCGAGTAAGAGCTGTCGAAAAGGTTGGTTACAACATTTACGATAACGAAATCGATGTCTCATTTAAAGTAACATCCATAGCAGTAGAAGAAGCGTTCTTACTTGCCTTAACCGCAAGAGAGAATGGAGATATTTTCCTAAATGATAACTTTGTAAATAATATCCGATAGGCGGTGAAAGCATTGCAATTTAAAGGCATGATGAACATCTACTCAAGATTAGTAGATTACACGATAACAAACACAAACAAGATTAATGACTTCTCAGTAGGTAGTGCTATTCGAGCTTTATACGAAGCAGTAGCAATGGAAGTAGAACAGTTCTACGTACTAACCGAAGAGAACTTAGAAGAAGCTATTCAAGCTGGTGTGTACGAGTCCTTTGGGTTTAAACGTAAGGCTCCGCAGAAAGCGTATGGTAAGGTTCGAATTACATTCCATAATGCAGTTCAGCAAAACACACCACTACCTCGTGGTACAAGGTTCACATCTAGTTTCCCGGAATACGCGAACATCTATGAAACTGTTGAAGATTATTACATACCCGCAGGTGCAGTAACAGCAGAGATATTTGTATACTGCATTATGTCTGGAGAGGTTGGTAACGTACCAGCAAACGCAATTGATGTTATGATGACTCCGTTATCTAACGTAAAACTGGTTACTAACCCTGCTGCATTCCAAACTGGGGAAAATGAAGAGCCACTAGAAGCATTAAAATCTAGATTCCGTTCTTACATTGAGTCCCTAAGTAAAGCTACGAAACCTGCATTAGAATACGGTACACGATTAGTACCGGAAGTATCTGGTGTATACATAGATGAGAAGATTGGTCTAGTAGTCGTGTACGCGCACGATAAGAACGGGGAACTCCCTGATTCTGTAAAACTAGCAATCGAAACATCACTCAAACGTTTCAAACCTGCTGGAATACCTGTAGAAGTGAAACCAGTAACTCGTAAATCTATTGATGTAGAAGTAACAGTTACTATCACAAACAAACCAGCTATTACAAATGCATTACGAGATAGAATCAAGTTTGCTGTAGAAGGATACTTAAACAATATGCAAACATCCCAGAACTTAATTCTAAACGATTTATCTTACGTTATCAAGAGCGTAGATAAGCAGCTTGTATACGATATACAGTACACAAAACCTACAGCTAATGAGGTAGTCAAAGGTAACGAAATCGTGAGA